GTCGATCCTTGACCATATCAAGCATAAGTTAATTTCGCTTGATATGCCCTGTAATTCTTGGTCAATGGCCATCGCTAAAGCTTTTACGGAGTGGTCATCAAGGAGACTTTGAGGCATAATATCGAGGAGTGAGACGTCATTGATGCTTTTAGTCATCTTCCAGACCTCCGTAGGTCACCGTCACTGTCCCCTCAGATGCTACCTGATATTTCACGAGCTTTAGATATTCCGGTAGTGTTGCAATAGCTCTCTTAGCTCCTGCATTTTTTACTCGAGTCGTTAACTCCGAAGGGTCAATGTCTCTTCCTAATTTGGATTTTTGCCATGTTCGGTAATCTGTGATGGCCTGATTTACCTTTGCTTGTATTCCAATCGCAATCTTGTCATCATCTGTATTGATCCAGTAAGTTACGTCAATTTCGTATGAAATCTGCTCTGGAGCCATGGTAATGACATGGTCCGTAAGTGGGCGGATCTCTCGAATATTTAGCACGCTATCTACCGCGTCAAGTATTTCCTGACCTGGCATTGCTCCGCCTTGCATGAGTGGCCTGACTTCCACTACCCCCTCTGATGGACTCCTTACGGACACGTCGATAATTAGCTGACTTGCAGTTTTTGCCCAATATTCATAAGCGCCATCAGGACCTGCGACACTGAATTTTTCAGGCGCTAAATGTATTCTGTCGGCATAGGGATCATCTGCTTCAATATCAGACCCACCATCCGATTCCGTGATGTTTTCGACTGACGCCACCCAAGCTAGCGGCTTTACTAACTTATTAATTTGGCCAACAATGTATCCATTGCCGATAGGACCAGTTACGGTGCACGCCGCCTCGATATCCACTGTGCCCTGACCTATCGGAGCAGTGAAAGTTGGTAAAACGAAGAATACATTATCGCCAGCGGTTACCTGTATTCCAGCTTCTACAGCCTTTGCCTGGGTCAGAACATCAGTTAGGGTAAGGCGAATTGTTGTTACTGCAACATCAGGATCTAACCGCTCGGTGTTGCTAGGTGCGCCTAGGTTGTCCAAGTAATCACCTGTTGCATAAGCTAACAGATTCTGTTTTGCACTCTGGTCAATAAGCACCCGCTGTTGAGTTAATAGCATAATAACTGATTGCGCAAACTTTCTTCGTGGGTCAGCTCGTCCAAGAGTTTGCCCGGTAAGCGCCTCATAATTAGCTAAAAAATCAGTTTCGATCTTAGCAGCCGACTTCTCGGTAAAGGTAACGCCGGGAAGGTTAAATCGCGGCTCCATCAGGTATCACCACCCTCACAATTGGTTTTAATTGCCCGTTTATACTATCGCCCTCGGAATCAAAGGTTATCTTGGTCACCTGTGCTCGTGGCTCATACTTTCTTACAGCCTGCACCAACTGCTGAGCTAGTATGGCCTGAGCCACGTTCTGCGGACGGTCTAGGGCATCAGGTATCCATGCAAAATCCCTGTCAAGGGGTGCGGACCATGACTCGGTGGCTAGTATCATGCGGACGTTTTGGAGTATCTCCTTTGTCCCGGTTGCGCCGAAGTCCCAAGGTGTGAATTTCGTTGTAACATCAACTTCCATCAAGTCACCTCCTCGACATATTCCTTAAGGGTCAACTCAACGTCAGCCTGAATGAGTTTTCCGCTACCGGTGTGCACTTTGTGTCCCTCTTTGACACTCTCAAGAGACCATTGATTCCACGTAACCGGTTCCCCGCCGATCACCAGCACCGACACCTCGCCCGTGTCTCGCATGTCTCTCATTTTTGCCAGCTCGTCACGGGGTATAATGCCATTTGAAACATCTAGCCGCACGCTGAATGAGATTTCCTCCTGACCGGGGCCGAGAAACTCCGAGAGGGGCTTGCGAAGCACTATGTCGTGATTACCCCAACGCCCAGCAGCACTGCGGGAAAAATTAGTAAAGGTGAGTATTTTTTGACTTGAGACGGTGAATATTATGCTACCAAATGTTCCTACAATCAATCTTACCCACCCCCTACAGGCTCGCCTGTTACTCCGTCTGGCTCGACATGGATGTGGTGCTTTAAACTAATGCCATCAGCGATGACATCGCCGATCACGTTGACGTTAGTCGGTGCGATGATGTTTATTTTACCGTCTGGATGAACAAATTTTATGGTTAAAATATGCTCTTTGCGGTCGTATTCGATTTCTGTTTCATCTTCAAAGCGAACGTGCCTCTTATCCTTATCGTCGATTGGCGGCAAGTCCTTGGTGTTATAGGTGGCTCCGAGGATAAACCCCTGTGCATTGCCGTTGGGCAAGAATAAGCAAATTACTTGCTCATCGATATCGGGGAGCTCGTAATCTTTGTTTCTGAGGGTGTTTCTGACGATAATATCTAGCCAATACGACACGGTGGAGGGTTTGTCGTCAAATAGTACCCGAGCTTGGTGTTTTTTGGTGTCAATGGCGGTTACCTTGCCGACGCGGATAAGATTTTTTAAGATGGGATCCATTGCCATTAATAACCCTCCAAACATCGACGCAACGCCAATGAAACCTCATATTTACTGCCCTTGTGCGTTGCCTGAGTGATGATATACTTTCCATCCCAGTTCCCCCAGCCCTTAACCATAACCGTCAGAGCCGCTAAAAACCGTATATCGCCCATGAGCGTGACATTGAATACAGTTTCTTGACAGTTTTCTTGACGAAGTTTCCTTTTTGCTAATGTCATCGCCATTCCTACTGAAGTTACTCGCTCGTTTAAATGCAATATTTTTGTTGTTTTCGGTGGATTTGGAGGCGTATAAGTAGCCGAATACGTCTCTTTTGTTTGCGCGTCAGTGTATTCCACGGTACATGCGGAGTAAATTCCTTGGAGTTTTGTCTTACCAGAGTAAGATATAATTGCCGAAACGCCACGTTCGATGGTCGCGATCGGTGCCGCCAGCTCATACTTAACATCGTCGAATATGATTATTTTCTTCTCGGCTATTTTCAAGCTTAATCCGGCATCATCGCAGAGTTTTTGTAAAAATACGAGGTCGCTTTGCTCGGTCTGCTCCATCCGATCAAATGCCGGATCAATTTCAGAATCAAAAAACAGGCTCATGCCGTTGTCTCCGGCTATGGTGCCTGCAATACCTGATAGTGTTGTACCCTCCCAGGCCTTATTCTTGTCTTGCTCGCGAAGTGACGCTGATCCCTCAGGGATCGATAACCCTTTAATCGTGACTGTGGATGGAGGGCCGTTGATTTCTGGTTCATCGATCTCGAACAGCCCAATATCAAGTCGGTCTTTCTGGTTATCTCCGGACCAGTTTTCTTGCACGATTGCCGCCTTGAGGGTTGCTCCCTTGTCGGGGGCCCAGTCTCCTATCCAGAGTTGCTGGCGATCCTCCAGAGTGACTTGGAGGTCGTCGGACTGGCCACTCATATTGTCGGTATATCCAAAACTGAGTAAGTGAGGGCGAAGGTCAGCAGTGATGTCCATGTTGTCATAAAATAGTTCAAGCCCTGCTCTACGCGCTTTCATCGCTTAACCTCGCTTCCATGGTGGGAGGTTCTGTGAGACTGGTGTTTCAAGCACGGGGACATTTAGCACGATGCCTGCTGAGAAAATGACTGTCTCACGGTGTAATGGATTGGCTTCGATCAGATCACTCATATAATATTCGCTTCCGAGAGTACGCTTGGCAATCACGTCCCACAGGTCGCCCTGTGTTGTAGTGTAGGTCATCTTGCACCTCCATCCTCACGTCAAACCCCATAGCTAACTCGTCGCTGACCGCTTTGGTGATTCTCTATCAGTTTCACGAATTCACCCTGCGCGTCCCTAAGCGCTTGTCTAACGATTTCGTCGATTTTACCTGTATCCGCATCACTACCGGCATTTACCGTAACAACAGGGGAGAAGGTTATGCTGGGTTGAGAGTTTCCACCTGTACTTCCGCCTTTTGCAAGGTCGGCCAAGGTATGATTAGGCGTGATCTGGCTTCCCCTTGGTAAATTAAGTAGCTCAGGTCCTCTTTCTCCCACAAATGTTAATCCACCGCGCCAGTTATCCGTTCCTGCGGCATTCCCACCGATCTTTTGATTACTGCCAATTCCGTATGCTTTAGTATAGGCGCTATTCTCATCGGTCCACTTGGAAACCTTAACAGTTTTCTCTTTGGCTTCTGAGCCATTCCAAGTTGTAAGCCACTTAACGGCTTTTGTGATCCAATCAACGAGCTTTATAAATGTCCCAACCACAGCCTCCACGACCCCGATAACAATATCAAAAGCTGTTTTTATGATCGCTCCGATAGCGGGGAACGTCGGTGAAATGAAATCATATAAACCCACAATGACATCCCATACTTTTTTAATAACTTCCCAAGCGATGCCTAACACGTTTCCGACTATTGCGAAAACATTCGAGAATATTTCTTGTATTGCAGGAAGGTTTGCTCTTATCGTATTAACCAGACGCATGATGATTGGGAGTAGATTCGCCTGGAAGTAGGACCAAAGTACAGTTGCTACTTCTACAACTTTGTTGAAAGCTGTTTCAAACGCCGCTTTAATGCCAGGAAGGTTTGTGACGAACCATTGATGCACGTTCCTGAATACTGGCATGAATATTGGCTCCAAGAATGCAATAACCCCTTTGAATACCGCGACTACATCATTAAACACGGCTTTAAATGTGGCCTTGATCGCGGGTAGGTTTGTGATGAACCATGTTTTTGCTTGATTAAAAACTTGTATCAGGAATTTCATCGACCCATTAACAAATCCATCGACTGCTGTTTTCATTCCGCCGAAGTTTTTGGAATACGCCATGCCCAGTAAGGCAATCCCCGCTATTACGGCAACAACTGGGAGCATCATGCCCCCTATGGTTGTACCTAAACCTCCTGCAACGGGACCGAGGACTCCTAGAATCTTCTGCACAAGCCCTGCGCCACCAATGAGGGTGCCAAATACAGCCGTTAAGGTTAATATTCCGGCTACGAGTTTAGTATTTTTTGAAGCAAAATCTGAAATAATGGTAGCCACACCCTGGAATTTCTCCATAACTTTCTGAAGATAAGGTAACATCACCATGCCTATAGAGGTTTTAATGCCTGACATAGTCTTCGAAAGCATCTCCATTTGCCCTGCGTAGGTTTTTGTGGCGGCCGTCGCTTGACCTCCGAATTCCTTAGACAACTCTGCAAGTATAACCTTTTGTGCCCCTGCGACGTTTCCAGCCTTTTGCATGGCTTCGATTTGCTTTTTCTGTTCTGCCGAGAACGTTACACCCACTCTAGTAAGAGCCGTTAGGCCCTTTGTGGGGTCGTTTAACGCCTTGCCCAACTGGATCGCCGACTGTACGGGATCCGTTTTCATCTTAGTCGCCATATTTAGCATAGCGTCCGTTGCTAAGGGGAGGACATCTTTACCGATGTTAGTAAACGTAAGCAACATTGCGTCGCCTGTTTTAATAGCAGAGCTGCTGAACAGGGTAGTCTTAGAGAAGGCTGCAGCCATATCCAAGACTTCTTTAGCAGTCATACCTGCAGCCATTCCTGTAGATTTAATCGTTGCTTCCACGTTTGAATTGGCTTCCTGCGCCTTAATTGCTCCGTCAATAGCACCTTTTAGATACCCTGCCGCCATGACTCCGACGGCACCAAAGGCTGTGGCAAGTCCGGCTAAGGAGGTTTTGAGTCCTGCCATACGTGTACTGGTACCACTTACGCTGTTTAGGCCCTGAGTTGCAGTTTGTGCGTTTCTCTGGAGGTCTTGGAGCGATCTGGATGCAGCGGTCGTTGATGCCGGGAGACTGGATGTTACTTTCCCCGCAATACTCAAGAGGAACTCATACGTCTTTCCTGCCATAATGTTTTCACCACCTATCTGGGCTTAATTCATAATTAAATGAGTTCGCTCTCCTAAAAGAGCGAACTCATTTCCGCATGCTTTGTAAAGTCTGAGACCAGCTTCCCAATTCCTTAATTGGCAGTGATACCCAATATGGGACAGGAGTGTTGGTTTCAATGGATAGGCATAGGCAGATCCGTCTTATAATTTCAGCAATATTTC